TATTCTTGCCCATTAAGATAAAATTTAAACATATTACTTAGTTAGTTTGAAGAATAGTGTTGCATTTATTGGGCTAACAAAATAAAGGCTTTCTTTTATCGTTACGCCATGCCTTGTTGATAATGTTAAGTTAAAGGTTTTATTTATTTCTATCAAAAAACCTAATTCAGAGAAAAAAACCTCATTCCCTGTAGATCCATCAATAGGAAAAATAACACCAACCCCTGTAAATAGTAACCCGTTGCCAAATCTTGCACCAACCTCTAAACGTTCACCACTTCTAAAATATGCATTTAGGTCACGATTACCGAAACTAAATTCGATCAAAGGTGAATAGCTGGATTTTACACCTTTAAAATCACCCATCCCATTGCTGCATAAACTAGGGGTGTAAGATAAGCCAATGTTAGCAGAGAACTTGTTATTTTGTGCCAATACATGAAGCTGCATTATTACAAATAAAATAGTTATGTATCTTTTCATTTTTTGTCGTATGTTGATTTTTGAATGTCAGTATTAATTCGCTTTGCTAATTCGTAGCTTATCCAGTCGTAATCATGCCTACAATTATAACCCCCTGCATCAATTAAAACATCTCCGCCTTCTATTTTTCCTTGCCATTGTTGACTGTTCCACCCTTCTATGGTTTCCCTATTAAACACCTTGCCACTTCGAGACAAACAAAACTCTCTTGTCGTTTTAATTTTGCCCCCTGCATAGATTGCATAGTTAAGATTTAACACTTTACTAAAGCCTTCATCTAATGTTCTTGTATATTTTTGGAACGAATCATAACCGCCATTGTTATAATGAAAGCTTTGTATAATTCCAAACTTCTCTTCTTTGCCTTTGATCTGCTCAGTTAGAAGGGTGTTTAGCTCGCTAACTTCTCTATTACTGTTTATAGCTGTTCGAATCGTGCTTTGTAGCTGCCTTGCAATGTCGTTATTATCAAAAAGGCTATTTAAGAAACCGTCAATCGATATTTTGCCATTCCCTATAACCTTTTTATCATTCTTACCCGTAGCCCCTAGCAAATCAAAATAAGGTGTTGTTCTGGTCTCTAATCCTCTATAGCTTTTATCGTAATACTCATACATAGAAAGATTTATTACCTCATTAATAAACTTCTTTAGTCCTGATATTTTATTGATTCGCTTTAGATTTGCAGCAGAATTAACAATCTTACCGTTTTTAATATCTAAGCTAGGTACTAAGATCTTAATAATGTAACTATCTAAGCGGTTTTGTAGGACATTAGCACGTGCTAACAGTCCTTTTTCAGACTTATCTACAAAAACGCCCCTGCTGCGTGCTATTTTATTTAGTCTACCTAGCATTATTCTTCAATATCTAAGTCAAGTAATCCAATCTGCTGAACACTGTTAGAGGCAACGGCTGCATCTGCATACTTTTGAGCTTCTGCTTCTATCATAGCTTTCTTTTGCACCCAATCACTAATTAAAAATTGGTCTTTCTTTGTAGCTATGATCTGTTCTGTTATCTCTTTGAAATTTAGCGCTAACGCTCGCTGTACATCTGAGTAAGGTAATTCAATAATAGTTTGATTCCTTAGCTCCTTATCAATTCCCCCAAATGGTAAGAATTTACGCATTTCATTATAGATAAGCATAGAAGGGGAGTCTGTTCTGTTCTGCTTAATAAATAAACGTTCATTTAGTTTCTCGATCACTTCAGGACTAGCCCCCGCATCCTTAGCTAGTTTTAGCATTGTTAGTATTTCCTGTTCAGTCTCTAAGTTGTATTCACTAGGATATAGTAAATCGTGTTCTAAGTCATCTACATCTAAGCTTTGAGCCATAAAGTCAATAGTAAACTTCCATAACCGTCTAGGGCTTTTTGTGAAGTCATGTAGTGCATCTTGTGCCGTATCATAGTGGTTTATTACCTCTGTTGCTGTTGTTGCTACGTTTGATTGTGTAGAAATATCTACTCCGAATATCGCTTCACAGATTTTAGGCGTTGCTTCTTCTACTATTTCCTTTTGGATCTCTAATATCTTTGTAGGCACTTCTACATAGTGGACTAAATCAGACGGCTTAATAGCCATATCTTTGTCGTCCTTATCAGGTATATTGATTAAAATTATATCCTGTGTAGTAGTTGAAACTTTGCGCCCTGTACCATGACAAGAGGGACACTCTTTACCGCTTGGTCTTAGCTTACCACCTACACACCTTGAATGTGATTCATCTTGATAGTCACAATCTGTATAGTATTGGATCTTTTGTAAAAAAGTATGAAGCTTTAAAGTCAAATCATATTCACTGCCAATATTAATGAGCTGTCTAAATTCTTCACTTGCTGCATCCCAATAAGACACATAAGTACGCCCCTCTGTTTGTTCGTCTGGATTATAACCAAGACGGGAAACTGCAACTGCTTTACTTTCACTTGGATAGTCGACAACTATATAAGTCGTACCGCCTACAGGTTCACGCATTGGCAACTTTCCTAGTTCATCTCTAAATGAATTGTAATAATCAGAATTACGATCTAGGTCTGCACTGTAAGATATAGCCATTTGCAAGCCTTCGGAGCTAAAATAATAGTATAGCTTCACCTGCTCGGTTTTGCTGTCTTTGTTTTTACTTGTTAAGTATGTGATAGTTTCGCACCTGTTAGTGACTGCATATAAAGTGAATCCTTTTTCTATTTTGTAATCAAACACCTCAGCAGAAGAGAATATAACAGGGTCAAAACTAGAAACTCCATCTATTAGCTTGTATTTACACCAATAAAAAGCATTAGGATCTATACCGTTATAATATAAAGCCGTTTTCTCAGCCCATTGTAAAACACTTTCCCCATCATTGCCATACCTGCTTCTATATTCGTTTATTTGGCTTGCTTTTGATTCGTCCTTGTGCTTTACTTCAAACTTTAATTTATCAGCTCTAAATACACGCCTGTAAAAACCTCTTACTTTTCCATAAGGGGATTTAGTCCTATTTTGTGTAATCTCTACACGCTGTACTTTTTGCTGTGCTGTCTCACGTGGCTTGTAATTGATAACAAGTTCTCCTTGACCTACACCAGTAGCAACCTGCTCGTAATAAGTTGCTAATTCAACCGTACGTGCATAATCAATGTGCTTATAACCTGCGATTGCTCGGCTTAGTATTTCATTCATTTTATCTTATTTTAGCTAAAAATCCTAATGATTCAGGATGACAAAGTTCATATTGTAAAGCGTCCAAGTGATGCCCCCTTTCTTCTATACCGTCTTTATTTTTTTTCTTCAGTAGTCGTCCTGTACCATCGTCTTGACATTCTTCTAAGTCTAGTATTAAGTTCTTACACTTTTTTGCTATTCTAATTCTAACAGGCACACGCTTACCACCAAAGCAAACATTTAAAAAGTTTTTACGTCCTAAAGACTGGTGCTTAATTCCATCGTAACGAGGGTTTGACTTAGGTATTCGAGGCAAACAATGCCACTCCATATTTCCTAAACCTTTCTTTAAATCTTCAAAATGATTCTTGGTATCTTTTATACCTGAGCGTTTCATTCCTGAGGCATCACCATAAAGATAAAAAATATTATCGGTTGTATACTTATCTGCAAAGTATTCACCTAAATAATACGCTTCATTATTGGGATATTCCCCGTTTATTTCATCAATTATACGATAATCCCAATAGTTTTCATGCCCTTTAAAGTAATCCCCCTTAATATACTCTTTTTGGATCACTAAACCACTCATTTGTGGCGCTACGTTAAAATCTACCGTATAATGAAGTTCTAAGTCTGGATTGTACGGCAAATGTTCAACAACATGTGCAGGACTATCGAACACAGGAACGAACAAAGAACCCTTTTCTAGTTTGCCCCATCTACCCTTCGTATAAACTGTGTAGTAGTTCTGTGATATACTGGAATAACCTTCTAGTACATTCTTATACGCTTCATCTATAAAACGGTTGTCTTTATAGGTGGAGTTTATTATTCTGGTTGTTTGCTTTTCCGTTCCTGTGACCTTATCCCACTCCCATACTTTTTTATCTAATAGGTCTCTTCTTTCTGTTATGTTAGTAGGACGCTCGTCTTTATCTAACAGGGTAGGCTCTACAAATTCTACTAACCAATGCTTTTCACTTACTGGATTAAAACTAAAAACGTATTGAAGTGGGTATTTGTGTATACCCCTCAATCGTAGATCCAACTGCATAAAGTCGGACTTGTCAAGCTCGGACACCTCTTCTACAAAAATACCAGTAACACCTTCGATGGACTTTATTTTTTCTTCATCGTCTATACCTTTCATTATTATAATGTTCCCGTTAGGTATACATTCAACCGTAAAAGTACTTTTATTGAACTTAAAGAACTTAGATAGCCCTAAACTACTAACTTCGTTTTTAACACGCTTAAACAAAGAATCTCTAATAGTAGAAGCAAACTTACGAATAAACAAGAATACATGTTTACCGTCGTGTTCCTCTAGCATCCTTTGCAAAAACCATTGAGAAGCATAGACAGACTTACCAGAACCTGCACCACCAAAAAAGCCGAGATACCTACCTCTGTAGTCCTCAGCATAATCTTTGTAGATTGCGTTTACTTGTATGTCTATTTCTGCTACTGGCATCTTTATTTATTCGCTCTTTTTATTGCATTATTAACTACCTTCTGTGAGACAAACAAAGCCTCAAATTCACTATCAGAAAGTCCAGTACATAGCCTTTCTTTAAGCTCCGCCTTTAGTTCTTCATCTGAAAGCTCTTTAACGTCTGTTGTATTTATTTCGCTCTCTTTAAGTAGCTCGTCAAGGTTAAAGCTCGAGTTTTCTGCAAAATCCTTAAGCTTTTTATCTAGCCAAACATCTTGTACGGCATCCATTGGCGAACCTGTATGAATAAGGGTAACAGTTAATTCAAAACCCAATTCTTTAGCAAGACTTACAGCATCCTCTGTAAACTCGCTAGTATCATAATTAAATAACGGCACATTTAGTATTAATGCCAATGAATCACTATCGTACTTTGATACCTTTAATTCATTGGTATTCTCTTCGTGGCTAAAAACTATTCCTTTCTTCATATTTTTTATGTATTTACTCTAGTTCTTTGCATTTTAATAACTGTTAACCCTTCAAAAACATTAAACAAGTGTTCCCATTCGTCACTACTTAATATAAATAAACACTTTTCTTTTTTTATGTAGTCAAAAGCATCCTTTAGCTTTACGAAACATTCTTCTAGCTCATCAGGTACACCACAAGAATCATCCCCAAACGATCTAAACAAAGCGAAAGCATTTAAACGAGTGTTAGGTTTTTCAAAAGTTGCGTATGTGCGTTTGTATATCTCAAACGTCAATAGGTTTATCATATCTACCTTTGGTTGCATTTCACTCCTTGGGCTACATCTAGTCAGTCTTTCTACTAAAACTAACCTAGAAGCAAACAAGTCTCTACTATTCGCATTACTAATATCTGTTCGCTTTTGCGGCTTAACTGCTTCTTTCATTTTTACGTCTTTTGCGATATTTTAAAAGTTAAATCCCCGAATGGATCATTATCTTGGTTGTTATTACTAGGTTTCCCGTTCGCTCTATCCATCATTCGCTCGATAATATCAAACCCTTTCTTACTTAACATTTCCTTTGATACAATTCTATTTATCATTGGTTGGTTTTTGTCATTGGTTATTCTAGTAAGCTGGTCTTGTGTTAAGGACATTAAAACTTGATAGGTTTGTTCGACTAGTGAACGAGTCACAAGTTCCCCCTCTTCTTTTAGCCCTTCTAATATGGTTGTAACTAGCTTTTTCGGTCTGCCCTTGGGGTTGCCACTTTGCCCCTTTTTAAATTCGTGAGGCTTTATATTATCATTCTTGTTCTTCTTTGCCATTCTTCGCTGTTATTTCGCTGTTATTTCGCTGTTATTTATACATACTTCTTAAAAGATTTTAAAGGGTAAAAAACTAAACTATTTCTATATCCTGTATCGTCTAGGGTTTCTATTGGCGTTACGCCATGAACATTTTTCCAAGCAGGGTACACAAGCATAGAGTTGTTACTGCTATCCATTGTTGCGTTGTAATCTGGTACGTGTAAGTTTCCACCTTTGGCTTTGTGCTTTTTCGTTATTATAACATTAACGCAACCTACTAGGTTAGCCGTGTCCCTGTGAAACGGAGCAGGAATATTGTAGTTAGATATAGAGCTAGTAAATAGATTACCAAATCTAAATTTTTTAGGTACGTTCTCTTCTATGCATTTTTTTTGAAAATCGTATTGCTCTGGCATTATTTTTTTTACTACTTTTTCCGCTTCTAAACAAGATAATAACATTGCCTTAATGAAAACTTGGGCAGACTTTACATTGTGAACGCTAGACATTGTTGGGTATGGTCGTCTCATGTGTGGTTTAGGTGGTACGCCGCCCAATATTGTAGAGTATTGCAAAACTTCTTTTGCGTCACTGTTTAGCCCGCTCGATCTTTTCATTGTAGATTTAGGTACATTTTTACTGCGCAACTCTTTATTTGCGATCTCTATATATTGTTTTAGTTTGCCTGTTATGTTTTGTATAAAAAAACCTACTGGTTTATTGTCTTCATAGAATATGCAATCCTCTTTTATGTTTGGCTCTATGCTTCCGCACTCATCGCCAATCTTTACGCTATGATCTACTTTTAAAAGGTCTATTCTTTTCATAGTATTTTTTTTTCGTGTTTAAGTTTTTCTATTAGTAGAGACCCAACATAAGTTCCGTTGTCTCTCCAAAATTTAACGAGTTCTTTAGCCTCTTCGTAGTCTTCCAAGTTAAACTCTATTTGTATAGCTTTCTTAACATTGCTAGTCATTTCTCCTAACTCGCCATCTAGGTCGGCATCGTCAAGTAAAGAATAATCTATATTTTCAGTTTCTGTATTCCAAACCTCTAACCCCCAATTTTCCAAATTATCAGTATCCCACTCATTCGCTAAAGTATCCCAATCCCAAGCACCAAAGCCGACATTATCTTTTATGATAAACTCCTGTTTTTCCTCTTCTGTTAGGTCTAGTACTTGCTTTACCCAAGTGTCTGGCACTTCTTTATATCCAAGCTCTTTGAGTGCCTTATATCGCATATTCCCACCTAATAGAATATTGTTTTCATCTATTACCATAGGAC